TGCTTCCTCTGTGGTAACTCCTAATATTTCTCCTAAATATTCATAGGTATTTGTGTCTTTTGGGAATTTAAAGTTAATTAATTCACCTATTAATCGTGGGTGATAACCCTGAAAATCAAATTCAACAAACATATCATTTGACGGTCTATAGCATAGTCGCTCGCCATTAGTTTTATTTAAGGCAACGAAATTAATATGGTTATATGAGTTTGATGGTCTGCCTGTGGTTGTATATAGATTATAGTGAGAATATATTCTACCTTTAGATACACTGAATTCAGGATTTTTTAGATCATTACCATAACAATCAATAAAACAACCTTTGTCTATTTTTATTCCTGTTTTTTCAATTTCAAAGAATACTTTTGTAGTTTGATTATTATTAAACCTATATATCTCATCCTCTTTAAATGAGTTGATTATAGGTTGTACTAAATCAAATAGATTTTGTTTATCCTCGTAATGTTTACTTAAAGGTATTAAACAATTGGTGTTGGGTAGGGCATAATATTTTCGGTAATACCAATCTATACAATTGTTTGTAGGTAATTTATCTAAAGGGATTTTTTCAATGAAATTTATATCATATAGTTTACTAAAATATGGAAAATAGTATAATGCTTTTTTCTTATCAGGCGTGAATAATTTCCCTGTATTGTTATTTATCCAATTTATCGTTTGCTCTAAATCTAATGAAAACGATTCGCTATGATTTAAACACAGAATATATCCCTTATGATCATTTAGTGGTCTTAGATATATTAAACTTAATGAATTTAATTTAGGGTGAAAATTGTTGTTTTGTTGAATAAAATCAATAAAACAGTCCTCAAAAGGACCTAATTTTTCTAATTGATTTTCTCTCTCAATAACATAGAATGCCATACTTATAACCTTTATTTTTGTAAATATAAAATCTTTTCTTTGCCTTAAAAACCTAAAAAGGCTTTTATACCAAAGAAAGTTTTTTCCGCCTCATTTATTACAGGCGAATCAGCATATATGTTATTAGAGCTTATAGCTACTGTCTCATATAAAGGATTTGATCTAATACTATTAAAAATATCTTGACTAACCTCCTTTATCATAACAGGAGATGTATTTACTTGTTTAGAAAAATATCTAAAACTACCTGCACTACTACTCGGAGAAATACTAGTTACAGGTGTATTGTTAGATGCTACAGACGATACTACTTTTGATGAAACAGATGACGGTATACTAGCTGGTAAGCTATTAATGATGTTTAATTTGTTTACTTCAGTAGGTGTAATACGTTTTAGTTCTATTGCTTTTAGATCAAATGTCTTCCCTATGAAATATCTTTCATTAGCTATAAAATAATATCCTGAGTATACCTTATTATTAGAGGTATCTATAAACTCATTTCCTGAGGTATATTGATTTTCTTTTAATTGGCTTTTAGGTAATCTCATATTATTGGTTTATAAATATCTACATCTCTAACTTTTCCTTTTAAGACACTAACTAAATATCCTGTTAATTCAGGTTTATTTGAATTAGGTCCTAGTACCCAATTATATAGATCTTTTTTATTTTGTTGTAATGATATAGCTAATGATAATGCTTCTTGTTGATCTTTTATACCTTTTCTTAAAGCACTTAATATATTATAATACAAATTTGGTTTACTTAATATAGTATCAGAAATAGCTTTAGCTCCTGTTTCTAAAGTAGAATAGTTTTTAACTCCTACTGAATTGTAGTTAGTTGCTCCTGGTTTAGGTAAAGTAGTGTTAAATCCATTCCATGTTGCTTTTCCACCTTCTGCCTGTCTCCATGCTTTTAAGAATATTATGTTTCCTTCTGTTTTAGGAGCACCTAGATTACCTAATATAGTATTATAATATGTTGTTAGTTCTTCACTACTTATTTTTTCTGTAGGAGATGAGTTAGCCGTTAATTTTCCACTAGTGCTAATTGTAACTTTAGATCCTCTTTCAGCTTCTTCTAATGTTTTAACTAAATCAAACTTTTGAGCCTCTAAGTTATCTTCTAGTATTATAGTTTGAGCTTCAACATTAGTAACCCAATCAGAATTTGATATTTTATGACCTAATTTAGTAATAATATATCCTTGTTTTCTTCCTACTCCGTCTATTGTTTTATAACCAGCCGGAAGTAATTCTGATGGAAGTCTAAACATATGACCTATAATTAAACCACCAATACCGTCTAATTCTAAAGATACAGTTGTTGGGATAATAGATCTAAATGATGAAGGAGTGGTCGATATTGATTGGTAAGCCGCTATAAAATCACGTAATATGTTTTTATATCTTTCTGAGTTACCTATCTTATATTTTCTTGTTTTATCAAATATAATGTATTGGTCTTCTATCCAATTTAGATCTTTTAAAAAATCATATAAAACACTTAAAGAAGAATTTATAGTATTTATTAAACCAGCTTGTCTTATTTCTTTAGAATAATCATATAATGCTCTAGGATTAGAATCAGGTAATAATCTGTTGGTAATACCTTTATTAAAACCAACTAACGTTTCATTATCCAATCCCATTACTCCTCCTCCATTTTGAGCACTAATAGCTACAATACTACTTTGCTCTTTAAATATCTGAGAGTTTATTTTGTATGTTCTAATGTTATTAAACAGTCCATCTAATTGAGGAGTGTCCCCTATAGGTGATTGACTTAAAAAAGTATAAGCATTTTTATAGGCGTCTGCTTTACTGTTTATAGCATCTACATAATTAATATCTATGATACGAGCTATATTATCTATTGGGTCAACATGTATATCAAAGTTATTAATACTACCTATTGAACCTTGAATTTGGTTCATTAGTCGTTTTAACAAATCATATAAGTTAATTTCACGTTTTTCTTTAACGTCATTCGCTTCTAATCCACCATCAAGAACTAAATTTAATACATTATTTAAATTGATGTATATATTTCCTATAGTACCAAATCCTGATTTATTGTATTCGTAGTCTAAAGGTAGTTTTTCTAAAAATTTAATACTATCAAATTGTAATGCTTGAGTAAGTCCTTCATTTTCGGCTACATTTATTTTTTCTTTAACCTGAGATACAGATAAATTGCGAACTTCGTCTGTAGCTTTGTAGAATGAAGTATAGTCATTTCCTAAAGCTGCTTTTAAGTTATCATCAGCACTACTTTGAAATCTTAATTGTGTAACTAAAAGATTCACTACTGCTTCCGGTGTAAGATTATATTTTAATACATCTAAAAAAGTAAGATTAGCTATCTTATTTTTAGCAGCTGACCTATCTCCATCTAAACTAAATTTATCATCAGTAATGTATAGATCTTCACTTCCTAATGGAATATAAAATGAGTATAATTCGTTACTAGTAAATAATTGTATCTCAGATATTTTAGGAGTTGGTGACACATTTATGTACTTGTAATCTTCCCAAACATTAGACATTATTTCTGTTGCTTCTGCTTTGGTTAAACCTTTAGAAGTAGCAATAGTAATCATAGCCTCTGTAGCATTGTTTATAATGTTTATTCTTTCATCAAGAGATTTAGAATTAACTAATTTTTCTAACATTGATTTAACTAAACTCTTAAAAGTAAAACTTATAAGTTGTTTAGTTTTATTATCAGCATATATAGCTTTAGGATTAAATGTAGATGTTATATTTTGTCCTTCTACAGATACATTTTTTAAACTTCTTATTCTAGTATTCTTTATTAAACATACTGATGGATCTACTGATATTTGTAGAGGATGATATAAACATAATAGGTCATCTGGGTTGTCAGTATCTGTTTCGTACGCTCTATCTTTTAGAGATATAGGTATTATAGTTTCATTGTTATTTTTATCAACAGGAGTTACCCATTTATTTAATATAGCAATGAATGTACTTAAATCAATATAGACCTGTTTATCAGGTTCTATACCGTTATTTTTCATTTTATCCTCTTTAGATGCCGGTCCTTCGGGATTAACATCTAAACCAAATAAATTTATTTCACTATTAGGAATTCCCGTTATGTTTCCTTGGTTATCTTTAATAGTAAATCTTATTCCTTCCTCCCACGAATCATCATTGTTTTTAAATATATCAAGAAAATAAGATACTGCTATTTTTTCTACAATACCACTAGGACCAGCATTATATACTTTTTTAGTAGCTTCTATAGAGGAAACATTACTAGCATCGTATGTTTTAAAAATTAATTCACCTACTAAACCAGCTACGATATTAGTTTTATATAGTTTTTCTAAATTATCTGAATATGCACCTGGTGTTTTGAATAATAAACCTGCTTTTAATTGGTCTGATGGGATAAAATTAACTGAGTAATTAACTTTAAGTGATTCTAATATTTCTCCTGTAGATATAATTTCGGTAGTGCAGTCATACCCTCCATCTGGTCTAGCTGACCAACTGTAGTTTTTAATGTATCCTAATATACCTTCATAATTAGCATTGTTTTCTCTAGATTTATAATATACATCTATTAAACGATCTTGTAATGATTTACGTTTATTTGTTTTAGGATTTATAGGAGCCGTAAACATATCTTGATATAGTGATGAGTTAGGCTCAAGACTACCATCGTTTTTTAAATATGGTGACCAACCCCATTCTAATAATACTAAAAAACCAGGACGCATATATAATAACTCCATTAATTCGAGTTGTTTTATGTCCCAACAATTAAAAGTAACAGTAGCTACACGTACTGAGCCGTAAGCCGATCTAGAATCTACACTTACACTAGTTATACCAGGCATAGGTACTAAACCATGTAAATTAGAAGTTGTTCCTAAAGGGCCATCTGTTCTATTACTATAAGCATTTGTTCTATAATCATTTCCTACACCTTGGCGTAAATCATATCTGTCGTATCCATTTACTTGGCCATAGTTATTTAATACACCACCTTGTAATACATTTTCTCTAGCTAGAGTATCTGACTCATTAATATCTACTCCTGATGTCATTCTAGCCCAAGCTGCTCTACCATTTATGTAAATGATATCACTAGAAGTGCGTTTTGAGAACGCTCTTCCTCTAGCTGTTAATTGATCTCGAACAACTGGTGTAAAACTATTTTTGAATATACTCATTTTTGTTATCTAGCTTGATTAAACTCGTTAAATTGCGCGATAATATCGCCTATATTAAGCGGTATTCGTAACTGCGTACCAGGTACTGGAAATAATAGACCTCGCGTTATGTTGTTGTTAGCTGCGGCTATTACCCACCATAAAGTAGGATCACGATAATAAGAATTTGCTAGGGAATCAAGTCTGTCTCCACTAGTTGTTATAACATATAAATCTGTTTCAGATACAGGGATGTTAGGGTAAAATTTACCCTTGTAATATGGTTTCCCATCTTCTGTTTTTAATATAGATGATCTATCGTATCTGTTCATATTAATTAGGATTTACAAGTCGTGAACTATTTCCTGCTATAGGAGTTGGATTTTTTTCAGCTAATGTGCTTCCTCTCATTTTATCAGTAGTTTCTGTAAGATTTACAGTAAATGTATCTGTAACTGCATCTTGAGTAAATTGAGTTCTTCCTGGGACCTGGATGAATGTCTTATCTCCTTGTTCTGTATCAGGTAAATAACCAAAGAACCCAACAGCATCACTATTTCCTCCAGCAGTAGCACTAGGTAAGTATTGAGGTAACTGTTGGTGTACAATATTAAAGCTAAAGTTAGCCTCAATATACATTGCTAATCTAGCTTCAGGTGAAATATCCCAACTAGCATCATCAGGAACAGTATATGTTAAGCTAGTCATAGTAGCATATTCACCTACTAAATAATTACCTACATTTAATCTCAATAACATACCTCCTAGAGCACGAGTACTTTGGTTAGGGCTATATCTACCTGCAGTGGTTGATGCTAATTGACCTAATGCTCTATGTTTTTCAAATAACTGTGTTCTATTGAAGCAAGGTATTTTTAAACTAAATGATACTGATCTTCTGAATTTTGAATATAAGTAGAAAGTCTCTGATCTCCCAATATAATTTACATCATTCCAAGTTCCATCAAAGCTATCTTTGAATCCACTTAAATATGCTGAGAATGCCCATCTTTCTTCATTTAAAGTAAATGGATCTACTCCTCTAAACATTACTGTTAATATATCTGAGTCGTAACGATCGAATACATAAGTATTATCATATGTTTTCTTACTTGCTCCGTCTACTGTAGAGCCACTCCCATAATACTTATAGTTTTCAGCATCTCTATTTGATACTATATTTGCTATAGTTTTAAATGTTTTTCTATCTGCTGAGAAAGGATGTTTAGAAATACCAATATAATCTGAGTTATCATAATTTGATGCTGATGAAAATGGTATTTCTTGAGTAATGTTTGTTACTTTTTTAGTAGCAGCAAATAATTCATTGTATGTACGTAAAGCAGGAGACGACTGAGCATAAGGGACAGAAGTTTGTTCGTTATTAGGTAATGTATCACCTGGTCCTGAAAGTATTTTTCTACCATCATTAAAATTAGCAGCCGAATTTATTTGTCTTGTTAATCCAAAGTATCGACTGATGTTATAGCTAGTATCTGAAACAACAGTATTGTTTTTTAAAGCTTTTTGTCCTCTTTGTTTAAATTCTTCAAGAATATCATTAGTAGGAGTAGTATTTTGGTATCGTTTTACTAAAGTTTTACCTATACCGTATACTGAGTCTGGGCCTGTTAAATAGTCATCTATAGGTGTATTGTCTTCTAATACACTAGATGCAAATGAGCGGACATTAGAAGGTAATAGATTGATTAATCCTGCTATTAAAGGAGAAATTACGGGTGTAGGGTCACCAATGTTTAATTTAGTTTTTAAATTAACTAATCTATTATTACTAGTAGTAATAAATCCCTCTTGATTATTAGCACGAGCTATAGCTTCATATTTTTGGTTATCGTCCATTGTAGGACCTAAACCATGTCTATAGAAATGAACTCCAAAAGCGTTTACTGGTACTTGTAATAAAGTATTTATTCCTAAATTATATATACGAGTAGGCTGTAAAATACCACTAGTACCAGCGGATAATAAATTACCAGGATTAGTTAATAATGATATATTTTTAGGAGTTTCTAATCTAGGGTTGGATAACTGTAGGCCTACTTGTTTAGCAATCCATAAAGGATTGTTTACTATCCAACTTCCTACACGAACAGTATCTACTATACTTGCGTTAGCTGCTCCTAAAAATCCTCCTCTAATAAAACCAGCATCTTTACCTATTTTATTATCAAGAGTAATTCCAGGTGTTATACCTGCTCTTTGCAATAATCTTCCTAATCCTCCTCTAGCTAATGTTAAATTAGTTAAATTAGGATCAGTTACGTCTGTAGTTATATAAGGTTGGCCACTAGATCCTCCGTTTAGTTGATCATTACCGTACCTTAAAGATTTTAAGGTTGTGTCATTAACTAGATCTCTTAAAGCCATCTATATTATATTAGTAACGTCCGTCTTTAGGTCCTTTAGTTCTGTATTGTTGGGATAAAGGAGATTTGTATATTTGAGATGTTACAGGTCCTCCATTAGGTACAGGTGCTCCTACTTGGTAATTTTGAGGTGCATCTTTATCTAATTCATCTATTTTAGATGGTTTTTTAACTGAAGTATTTCCATCTTTAGTAAAATTTAACAGTCTAATATTAGGAGTACCATCTACTGAATAACCTAGACCATAAGGGCTAGAGAATCCTTCACCATGTAATTGACTATATACAGGGCTTGCTATATCTGATGGGTCTCTAAATCCCCAATATGCATTATTTATATCTGCAGTACCATATGTTGGGTCTATTCCTAGTCTACCTGTTACGCTAAGATTACTGTTTTTGTATTGATCTTCTACTGGCATAATTTTATTTAATTAATTGTTTGTTATAAATATTAATATTTTAAGCTAGGTTATAAGAATTTTGAGCAGTTGCTGTTGCTACTACTGAGCCCGCTATTACGGTTTGTAATGTTGGATTATAATTCTTACTAGATATAACATCAGTTTGTCTATTAATAGCAGCTATTAATGCTGTGTTGTCTTGTTTAGGTGCTATTACACTATTTAGTTTATTTAATGGTATAATGGCTTCTGCTTGTCCTGCTTCAGCTACTTTTACTATTTTACCACCAGGTGTTGCTGGTACTACACCACCTTCTGCCATTTCTGGTATGAGAGATTTAGCAGCAGTTGCTGCTATTCCCGCTATAGCTAAACCTGCTATAGCAGTTATAGGATTCATTATGGCAGAAAATATAGCTGCTCGTATAGCCATTATTCCTAATATTCCTACTATAGTTTTTAATATTCCACTAGCAAGACCGGCTTTACCTACAAACTTATCAATTAAATCATTAATATATGCAAATGGTTTACCTATTAATCCAACTAAATATACTACATTAGTTATAGCATCTAACAATTGACTAACAGGACCTGTTAATAAATTTCCTACTATGTCTTTTAATTTATCTATACCAGCATTAAATTTATCTTGTATAGTTTGGCGTTTTTGTGCTTCTAATGCTTCTTCTTCAGTAATTTGAGCTAATGATTTACCACTTTCAACTGCTAGTTTCTGTTGTCTAAGTTGATTTGCTAATTCATCCGCACTTAAACCTATAGCAGAGGCAAATGATCTTTGAGCCAACACGTTCATGTTTTGGAACTTTTCAAGTGTCATTCCTTGATTGTTAAGTTCCTTCATTACTGTAACTTGATCACCCATTAATGCGGCCGCTCTAGCTCTTTCTAGGTTAAGCGCTTGTCCTGTCAATAATTCAGCTTTTAATTCGGCTTCAATTGAGGATTCAAATTCTAATAATGATTCACCTTGTTTTTTAGTTTGTTCTAAAGTAGTACCTAATGCTTTTGCTTGAGCTACTGCTTTAACTATAAACTCAGGATTGTTTTTTAAGTTAGCTGCTAATTGACCTGATACCTTAGCGGCTTCAGCCATAGTAGCTCTAAATGGTATTCCTACTCCAAGTTGATTACGGGCAGCAACATATGCTCCTACCATCGACTTATTTACTTGTTCTGTAGATTTACCAGTTAGTACTGAGAATTTATATATTCCTGATGCCTCTTCTGCTGTTAAACCAAATTGTTTGGTTAACATTATTTGAGTTTTAAGAGTTTCAGCTGAGTATTCTGCTACGAATCCAGTTTGTTCACTCAGTTGACTCATTGCTTCCCCTGCACTTTTTAAAGTAACATTAACATTATTTGAGTTTTGAGCTACATTTAATAAATTATATGTTAGTTTATCCGAGTCATTAGTTACTGTTCCGAAATTTTTACTTATATCTGTTGATATTCTATTAAATAATAAAGATGCTTCTAATATTAATTTAGTAATACCCTCTAGAGTAGTAAATGTTTCTATTGTCTTTTTAAAATTATCGTCATATAGTTTTTTAGCTACACTTCTAGCATCATTTTGTTTTTTCTTTTCTTCTGTTATTTGTCTCTCTAAACCGTTTGCTTTCTCTAGTTGTAATAAATTATAATCTAATTCCTCATTTATTTCTCTTTGAGCTACTAGAGAGTCTAGTTGGGTTTGTAGAGATGCAGCTTTAGTATAGTTTCCTATTATATTAGCTTTTACTATTTTATCTTGTAATTTAGCTTCTAAACGAAGACTAGAATCTATACTATTGTTAATTTTTCTTCGTTCTGAGGCTAGTTTCTTCTCAATTTCTTGGCCCTCTTCAAAAGCCTTAGTTAAGTCTCTAGCCTTATTTACAGAATTAGTTAAACCAGTAATAAACTGAGTATTTAATGTGTTTACCGCTCCATTAATTTTTTGGTCTAAATCATCTAATGCCTGATTTAAATCATTTATTATTGTATTTCTATCTGCCATATGTTATAAATATACAAAAAAGCACCTATTTTTTAGGTGCTCTTGTAACGTAATCTGGTTTAGGGGCTATATTTGGTTTTGCTAATTCTTGTTTTTTACTGTTATTATTCATCATGTTTTGTTGTTTTTCAATTTCCTCGTTTTGTTTATCGTGGTATTCCTTTATTTTATTAAAGGTAAACGTACGTAACCAAACGGGCATATCATAAACAGTATTCCAATCATATCCACCTTGTCCCCAGAAACAAATGTCGTGTATTTGACTAAATAAAACTAATCTATATTCCTGAGTCAGGCCAAAAAAAGTTAAGAGAAATAGGAATATCTATGCCCTCCCCAACATAGTTTTCATCAGTAGGGATATATTTTAATTCAATGTCTGGTTGTACTTTAACATAATATTCACGTAGTGCTCTAGCATCTCTAGCCATTAAGAAATTATCTACGAATTCACGTATCTCTTTTACTTCACGATTACCGTTTACTGATGTAATCATGTATTTTAAACGAGTAGTTACGTCATAAGTAGCACTTGGATTGATTTTCTGTAAGCCTTTTATTTCTGCTTCAATTTTCTTTTCATCACCATGTGTTAATAACTTAAAAGTTACAGTATTGTCTGAGTGAGGTAATGAGAATTGAAATTCATTTAAACCGGCAGTATATAGAGAATCTTCGATATTTTTATCGTTAAGAGTTGTTAGGTCAACTACCGCGTCTACCTCCTGACCTTGCGAATTAACGTAAGTAAATTGGTAATTTTTACCATATCCTAATATACGAGCAGCAACTAAAATTGCATTTTTATCACCAATCAATAAATCATCATAGTTGATAGGAGATACAATAAGAGCTTGCAATAATTTATCAATAACAGTACCTTGTTTAATATAGTTTGCGTTTGTAAGAATATCTTCTTCGCGCGCGCTCATATATTTCATTTCAATTTTACCGCTTGATAGTGGGTTTTCTTTAGGATAAAGTAAACCTTTTGAAGGTAAATCTACTATCTCTGTTGGGAATTTTGGTTTTGTAACAGTATTTTCCATTTATAACTTATTATTTTATATAAATATAACGATAAGAAGAGGCCTGGCAAAAGCCAAGCCAATCTTCCCGTATACTTCGGAAAAAGTAAATTCTTAGAAGTTCAATACGCAATAATCCATAGCAAGAGTAACTGATAAGTTAATTGCTTGGTCATTTGCCCAATCGTAATCGCCAAAGTTTGCTGATTTAACATAAGCTCCTTTAACAACCCATTCACTGATGACATCACCTACTGGGCCTAATACATCTAATGTAATATCTTTCTTGTAGAAATCTGAGTAACCATCACGACCTGTTACAGATTCGTGTGATAAACGTACCCATTCCATTACTGCTTGTGCACCTGATGGAGTGATTGGATCATATAATTCTAATGTCATATCATTCCATCTAACTTTACCTTTAATTTTACGGTAAACGTTAATGTGGTCTAATACTACTTCACCTGCTTCTAATGAAGGTGAACTTGCTTTTTTAATTAGGTAAGCAGGAATACCATCTATATACATGATAAAGCGATTTTGAACTTTTGGTTCAAACGCTGTAAACATTATTTCGTTTGCTGAAAGTACTGGCATGTTATTTAATTGTTATCTATTGATAAATATTATGTGATTCAAAAATATGTAGAGAGGTTTTTCACCCCTCTACAATATTATAGGTTAAGCTGGGAACGTTGCTCCTGTAGGTAAAATGTTGAAGTTCAATATAATAAATTCAGCTGTTTTAGTTGGTTGGATATAGATCTGACCTACTAATTGATTTCTATCAACTACATCTGCTGTGTTGTTAGTATCATCCATTACTACTTTGTAAGCGTATAAACCTTGACGTTGTACTACTGACTCTAAGTAAGGATTAACTTGTGATAAGAATCTATTACGAGTTACTGTTGTGTTTTGTTCGAATACTAATGTACGAGATACACCACCAATAAAATCTTTCAATGCAATTAATAAACGTCTTACGTTTACGCGATCTAAAGAGGTTGGTTTACGTTGTAATGTTTTCTGACCCCATACACAAGTACCAGTACCTGGGAATGTTGCAATTGGGTTAACATTTCCGCTATATAATACATCACGATCGGTTTGTTGTAATCTACGCTCAGCACGTACTACTGAAGGAATACCACCACGGTTTAAACCTGCTGGAGCAAACCATTCAGCACCTACTGAATCGTTAAATGCTAATACACCACCTATTACTGTTGATGGTGGGCACCATACTACTTTACCTAAGTTAGTTGAGTATAATTGAACCCAAGGATAGTAAGTAGCAGCGTAGTTACTTGACTGACCTGAAGCGTTTGTTGTTGCTTGAGCTACTGCTGTTCCGTAAACACCAGCATCTGTAATAGCGATTGCATCACCACGACCTTCTACTGTTGATATCATATTACTTACAGCTGAGCAATCTAAACCAACACCTGGAGCTAATAACATGTTGTATCTATATTCATCAGCATTTTGTAATAAAGCAAATGCTAATTCATAATCAGATACACTAAATCCTTGAATACTTGCTGACGTAATGTTTTCATTCATCAACTTAGCAGTATTAGTATCAGCTACACCACCACTGAATGATCCACCGTATGATCCACTTCCTACTAATGGTAAACTACCACTATATTGAGTAGCTTTGTAGTTTCCGTTATTGTCAATTGAATCTACGTTTGGAGTAGTTACTGCAGATACACGAACATATTGAGATATGTTTGGATAAGTTCCTGTATAATTTATGTAAGCCGGGCTATTGCCTGTAGCTGCTACATAAACTGGTTTTAAATCACCAATTACACGAGCAATATAGTTAGGTAACTGAGGATCTAAACTTACGTTAGCCCATGTTTCTAAAATGTTTTTCTGAGAATTGTTGTCGTCACCACGACGAATAGTTAAATTGAATGTACCACTACCAGTATTTACTGAGGTTACTTCCCAACGTACGTTTAATGAAGATCCACTTGCTAAAGCGCCACTAACCATACTTGAAGTATTGTTCATCTGGTCACCCCATGATAATACTTCTAATTGGAATGAAGAACCAGTTAAAGAAGCAGCAGGAACGTTTGCTGTAGCATAAGTACTAGCGTTAGCTGATCCACTAATGATACGTGTAACTAATAGTGATCTACCACCGTTTTGGAAATATTCTTTAGCTGCTTGCGAAGTAAAATATTCATAGTAGTAGCTACCGCTTTTAAAAATATCACCGAATAATGATAGGTACTGAGAGTATGTTGTTACATATGTCGGTACAAAAGGGCGGCCTGATACAGTTGGACCTACTATCGCAGCTCCTAATGCAGGTGGTTGTGTTGTGTAAAGGCTCTGGTCTGATTCTATTTGGAATACGCCAGGTGAAATAATTTGTTCTGCCATTTTATATAATTAATTGAATTTATTAAAGATTGATCTACTAATAAATATCAACTAGTTTATACAAAACGCAGAACAAAAGGACTAAAGTGATGTAATCTCACCGGTTTCTATATTAATGTTACCGGCGCCATATTTAATTTGTAAAGAATCAATTAAAGTTTTTTCTGATTCTCCGATTTCATCGATTTTAGCTACAATTTTAGCTTTTTCTGTTTCTAAAAAATCTGTTTGTTTTTTAATTAAAACTAATTGACTTTCTAGTGAACCTAATTCAAATATAACCTTGTTATACTGAGTTTGTAGAGATTTAATTGAATCGATCTCTTCTTGGGTTAACTTTTTATTTTCTGACATATTCTTTATTTTATCCATTTTTGTTTTGGGCACGCTTGGGGGCCGGGTCTAGAACTAAATATTTTTTTAGATAACGGGCAACTACATACTCCACAAATGTAAGTATCAAATGCACTCACAAATGTTTTTTCAGGACATGTATTACATGTTTCTATCCTAGATTCAGCTATCATTTTTTGCTCCGAGTTAGGGTTTTCAGCTATAATCCAGGCTTCTGCTATTTCTAACAGTTTCATCATTACTTAGTTTTTTTCTTAGGGTAACGTTTTTTCTTAGCTTTTTTAGGAGCAGGAGCTACTTCTTCAGTAATAGGCTCTACCTCTTTAATAGCTGGTGTTTCTTCTTCTGGTTCAGCTGCTTCTTCTATTTTATTAGAGGTTTCAACCACTTCTAATACTTCGTGGCTAATTTCTTTTATTTCAGCTGTTGTTTCTTTAATAAAACCTAAAACGGTTTTTATAAATGTAAATATCTTTTTCATTGTTTTAATTATAATAACTTTCTTTTAAAAAGCCAACTAGAATCTATTGAAAGTTGATCCTGAGTTGTTGGTTTGTAAATCTTCAATAACAAATGTTTCTAATGCATAAATTAAATCACTATATGGATCAACTGGAGTTGCAGGGTATTCTAACTCAGATGTTTGTGGGTAATAAGGTAATGTGGTTACTTGAGTATAATAACTACTTGATGTTTCTGGATTGAATGCTGGGGCGCACACATTAGCGTCCATTGTTAATCCACCTCTATATGTTAAATGAGGTATTAATTCGATGATTGGGTCTTTGTAGTATGCTAAGCCTACTTGTAGACTACCTGTTACTTGTATTGCCATTTTTATTTTGTTTATAAATATTATATTGATATTAAATAAGCTGAGAACCAAGTACCATTTGATGCTTGTAAATCTTTTGGAGCCCCTGCTGCTTGATATAATGTAAAATCAATGTAATCTCCTGAGCCATTCATATATACTATTTTATTAAATGTTAAACTAACACCTACATCATTAGGAAGTGGGAATTGAACTATAGCGAATGTACTTCCATTTTTTCTAGCTTGTAAATTTACTTGATCTGAGGTTACATTAGCTGCTGATAACCACGCCGCTGCACTTATAGAATAGTATCCGGCCACTGTAGGAGTAAATCTATAATTACCAGTGTCATACCAGTTATTTGGATCTATATCATCTACAAACTGTATTACAGTGTCTGAGTTGCTACCGATGGATTGGTTACTAGTTAAATGAGCTTGACAAATATATCTACTTGATAAAGCTCCTTGTAATGAACCTGTAAATGAATTTGCTGTTATACCTCCACTGGCGGCTAATGTAAATCGTGTAGCAGCGTTAGTATTATCATATATTTGTAATGCTCCTCCTAATGTAAATAATGAAAATCCATTAGATGCTGTTGTTGTAAATGCTACACCACCTAATGAATCACCAGTAAATATACCTGATGCATTAAATCCAGTTTGTTTAGCTGTTATTGAGCCT